TTTTAAAATGTTTTCTAAACTCATCAATAAATTCTATTAAAGCATTTTCATCTTTATTCATTATTACTTTTAATGCTTCTTTAATCTTAACACGACAAGGGGCAGGAGTTGAACTCTTGACTGCTTCAATACCCATAATCTTTAACTTAGGTTCTTTTAAATCAACACCTTCTTCATTGTAAACATTTAAAATATATCTTTTCTTAGCAGTCCAGATACCTTTGTTAGCAATTACTTCTCGTTTCATCACCATTTTGTTATCATATGCATTAGTATATTTAGCAAGTTTGTCATAACTATTATCAATTGCCTTTTGTAATTTTTCTTCACAAAATTTATCTAGAACTTTTACAATCTTTCTTGTATCAGATTTATCTTTAAATATTTTATCTACAACTGCACCAAGTTTTACATAGATAGAATCAGTATCAGAAGCCACAACATAAACTACATTTTTTGTTTTAAGTAAATTGTTTAGATAATCATTTACATCTCTTTCAATCCATCTAATCGCAAGTTGACCTGCCTTTGTAATACCTTCAGCGTGTCTTACATCAAAGTATTTAAAATATTGATTACCGATAGCACCATAAGCACTATTCAAAGCAATCTTTCTTGCAAGTTGAATATTATGATTAGCCGCAATATCATTTAATAATCTTTTATCGCCAGTCTCTTGATAAAGAGATTTTGCTTTTAACATTTTGTTTTTATATACAACTCGTTCTTTGTAAAGTTTCTCCATCAACTTAGGAAGAAAACCTCGTTTGTCTGTACGAAACTGAGCACCGTTTGGTGTTATAGTACAACCATCTAAATGAGATAAATTAGATTCTTGATTTAACATTTTTTCAACATTTACAGAATTAGGTTCAAACCCGACCATTGTTTCAGGAGATATATTATACTGCATAATCAAATGCGGATATAGACTATTTAAATCAAAACTACAAATCCAATCATGAAAACCTACAACAGGATCTTTTACATATGCACCTTCATAACCACCAGAGTATTCGTTTTCATTTACAGCAGGACAAACAAGTTTATTCTCTTTGAGATAATTAAATATAATTGTATCCCACATACGAACTTGACCAAACACATCTTGATAATTAACTTTTGCTTCATAGGCCATTGTTAAATGCAAAGCAATCAACTGCATTTTATCTTCTAACTTATCAACTATCTCAACATCTTGAATGTTATACTCTACAAATAATTGATAGTCATTCTGATAAAACTCTTTGAAAGTATCATATGGATTTTCTAATTTGTTTTCGCCTAATTCTACTTCACCAATGTAATCTAGTTTGTAACTTTCTTGTCTAACAAATGTATGTTTACGATACAGGTCAAGATAATCTAAAACTGAAACGCCTAGAATATCATAATAGTTTTGTTCTTTATTAAAACCTTTAGCAGTTATTCTTGCACTACTTTGATTTACAACACCCCAAGGACTAAACTGATTTAAATAATCATCACCCATAAGATATTTAAAACGATTCATTAAATAAGGAATATCAAAGAACTTAACATTCCAACCAGTTACGATATCTGGATTATAAGCAACCCAGAACTTTGTAAACTTTTCTATTAAATCTCTTTCAGTAGAACACTTAAAATATTTTACATCATCACGGTCATTTACAAAATTACCACAACCGAAAACAATAATACTTTTTCTTGCATGGTCTTTTACAGTAATACAGATTAAAGGTTCTTCTGCCTTATCTACATTAGGAAAACCATTTTCACTTTCACACTCAATATCAATTGTGATTAATCTTATCTGTTTTAAATCCCAATCAACTTTGCCTGGAAACTCATCTGCAATATATGGATACTGAAATCTTGTATTACCAAAATATTCAAAGTTAGTTACACCTTTATATTCATCGACCCATTTTCTTGCCTCGAACATACTTTCATGTTCAATCTTTGCTACATTACGACCATCTAATGTTTTATATCCTGTTTCTTTTTGAACAGGAGTAAACAAAGATGGTTTGTAATTTACTCTAAACTTTTTGTGGCTGCCATCATGATTAACTCCTCTTACTAAGAGTCGACCTTTATATGGCAGCACACTTGTATAAAATTTCACTATATTTGTGTGTTGTTGAAATGTTTATTTAATGCTTGTATTTTTTCTTCAGCTGTTGATATTATATCTAACTGTTTATCCATTTCATTAATGAATTGTGGATGTTCGCCGATACCAACTGAACTATCAAAATATACAATTATAGTAGCATATGCTTCTGCTATCTGTGCCTCGTATCTTTTTGATAATGCCTTGAATAACGGGTTGTCTGCTTGGTGATTTTTTGCCATGTTTTTTCACTCCTTTTCATAACATATTATAACACATTACAAGCGATTTGTAAAGCGTTAATCTAAACTATATTTTGTCGTAACGACATATTTTCTGTCTGGATTTACCATAACATTTACTCTACTCATAAACTCTCGGTCAAATAGAATTGGTGTTCTATCTTCCCTATCATCTAGAGTAAATTCTGTTTCATACATAGTGCCAAGAAACTCGACATCTAGTTTAATGACATATCTAGTTTCATCATAGTCTCTTAAACCGCCTACTGATATTTCTTCTTGACGAATTATATCACTTGTAATAGTTTTATTTAATAAAGACCATGTAATCTTTTTACCATTAACTTTCATCTTGTCAGCATGAATAACTGACATACCTGAATTACCTGTATCAAACTTAGCGATAATTTCGCCAAATGGTTTAATGGATACAATCTCTTTGTAACCACACTCACTAGGTACTTTGACCCAATTCTTTTTATCAGCAAAAAATTCTATGATTTCTTTACTAATATTTTGACCACTTGCTTCTTCCATACCTTCAGTACCAGGAGATGAGTTTACCTCAATAACAAATGGTGGTTCTTTTTCTCTATTTTTACTTGGTATAAAATCAACAGCAGTCCATACTCCATTAACTGCTTTTGCAGCCTTTAAACTTTCTTCTATTTCTAATTCTGTTAGTTCAATCTTTTCTGGTTTAGAACCTTGCGATACATTACTTCTAAAGTCGCCTTCGATAACAGGTCGTTTCATTGTAGCAAGTACTTTGCCACCTAATACTAATACTCTTACATCATAATCTGTTTTAATATATTCTTGTAAAAGTAAATCTGTATCTTCGTCTTGTTTGTAAATCAATTGTACAATACTGTCTAATGCTTTTTCTGATTCAATAAACAATACACCAACACCTTTTGACCCTCTTAGAGTTTTCATAATTACAGGCATTTGTGTATCTAGTTTATCAAATGCTAATGCTGATTTCTCTGGATCATTTATGAGAGTAGTTTTAGGTTGTCGAATACCATAATCAGAAAGTCTTAATGCTGTTCTATATTTGTCTGTACAAATATTAATTGATTGTCTGCTATTGATAACACAAACACTATGCTTCTCTAGTGAAGATATAATATCCATCCAACTGTCTTTTCTAACAACTGAACCTCTTATGATTGCGATTGTGTCTTTACCTGAAACTACAAAACCTTTTTCATCTTCTTTATTATGTAATCTAAAAATACCATCTTCATATGAAGTATAACCACCAGATAGTTTATACAAATAATGTTTCCAACCTAATTTTTCTGCTTCTTCTTGTAGTCTATCAGCAGTATGAAAGGTCTTTGCCTTTTCTGGCTCATCTGTAATAATCAGTAGTTTATACTTTTCAGTTTTAGCTTCTGTTATAAAATCTTTAAACTTCGGTGCCTTCATCTTCGATTTTTTTACCTATGTTATATTTCGCTTGTAGGTCCCAGTCATTCTTTTCTTTAAATGCTAAAACTTTGATTTGTGATAGAGGTGCTTTTTTCTCAGCAACTGTGGCGTTAATTATTGCAATTAATCCCCAATCTGCTAATAACTGAGCAATTGTATTTCTTCTTTCAATATCGTTCTCGGTTAAGTTTGCTTCTTTACCATCTAACGCAAATAGTTCTTTAAAATGCGTTATGAAATATCTACCTTGTTTGTGTAGTATATGACACGATTGAAATAGTTTTTTATCTTTTCTAGAGGCAACACCAATTCTGGTTAGTGTTTCACGAACCTTTAAAAAGTCGTCTGGTTCTTTTAGTTGTACTTCCAGCATTTTCTCTGGATGCCAACTATTAGTTAATTCATTCATTTTATCCCACCTTTAAATAATTTTTCCTTAATGAGGTTTATCTCATCTTTGGTGAGTATATCAAGAGCGGACTTTGCCTTATCATTACTATAGCCATAATACTCTTTTACACACTCAATTTCTTTTAGTTTACTCGCCCTCAAAAACGGACTATACCGTTTCTTCGTTCTAATACTATTTAGTAGAAATTGAAATTGCATATCTTTATCAATGAAGTGATTTCTATTCATTTCATTCACAAGCATTATTGTATCTGAAAAAGCAGATAACATCTTATTGACGATAAACGCAGGATACTTTTTCTTCCATAGTTCATCATCAGAATCCATAACATTCTTTTTAGTGAAGTTTATGGCATTTAGATATTCTTTTAATTCATAACTCATTTGAATTTAACCTGGGACATCAATTCAGTTAGACAGGCCACCAAGTTAATTTCTTGGTCTGCGACAAAGGCAGACTTATACTGATAATCAGCAATAATTAAAACAGCATGAGGTATAGTTTCTGGTTCTAAACTATCATACATACTATCATAAATTTTTCTAAAGATTTTAACTGGATCATTGTCAAGATTATTGACAACCCATTTTCTCATATCACTAAACTCTTTACCTTTTAGGTGTGTTACAAGTGTCTTTAAGTTTTCATCTGATACATTAACAAGAATACCAGCGTCAATAGTACCACTTATAGAGTATCTTTGTAACTCGTTAATTAGTTTTCTAAAGTCTGGAAAGTGTTTCTTAATTAATTCAGCAAGGACCTTTTCTTCAAAATCAACATTCTGTTCTTTTAGAATATGAGTTGCTCTTGTAAATAGTTGACTTGCAAGTTTAGGTTTATCTTTTGGATTAATTCTAAATTCAATATTAGAAAATCTACTATGTAAAGGTTCTATGATTCTATTCTTGAAATTACAAGTAAGAATGAACCTACAATTTTTATGAAACTCCTCAATGAAGCCTCTCAATGCAGGTTGTGTTGATTGTGGATTTAGATAATCTGCCTCGTCAAGTATTACTACTTTTTTACCACCTGATAGTGATACAGTAGAAGCAAAGTTTTTAATCTTATTTCTTAGTACATCAATGCCACCTTCTTCGGAACCATTAATCATTATCCAATCACAATTCAATTGCTCACATAATGCTTTTGCAACTGTGGTCTTACCTATGCCAGGTGTACCTGAAAATAATAGATTAGATAATTCACCTTTTTCTATAAAAGATGTAAAAAGGGTTTTAAGAGATTGTGGTAATATACAATCATCAATTGTTTTAGGCCGATACTCCTCGACCCATA